TTGGTATGACTATTTTAATGTAGCTCAGTTTTATGAAAACGATATATTTTATCGTGATACATGTACGTTATTATATTTTAATTATAAATCAACTAATAAGATGGTTTATAAGAAAAAAATTAAAGAGAATGGAAACATCTCTATGATAGAAAAAGATGACAATTTCAACCCTCCTGATGAAATGATAGAAGAGGGTAAATTTGAAAAAATAGAAAAAACAATTGATGTGTGGTATGATGGTGTAATGGTTATGGGAACAAACATAATCTTAAAGTGGGAACTTGCAAAGAATATGGTTAGACCAAAGTCATCTTCACAGCACGCTATACCAAATTATGTAGCAGTTGCTCCTAGAATGTATAAAGGTGTAATTGAATCTCTTGTTAGAAGAATGATTCCTTATGCTGACCTTATACAGATGACTCACTTAAAATTACAACAAGTAATTGCTAGAACAGTTCCAGATGGTGTATATATAGATGCAGATGGATTAAATGAGGTTGATCTTGGAACAGGGTCTGCTTATAATCCAGAAGATGCTTTAAGATTATATTTCCAAACAGGTTCTGTAATTGGTAGAAGTTATACACAAGAAGGTGATTATAATCAAGGTAAAGTTCCTATACAGCAGCTCACAAGCAATTCTGGCGCTTCTAAGGCACAAATGCTCATAGGTAACCTTAACCACTACTTAGACATGATTCGAGCTGTAACAGGCTTAAATGAAGCGAGAGACGGTACTATAGCAAATTCAGATGCTCTAGTAGGTGTTCAAAAATTAGCAGCATTAAGTTCTAATACCGCTACTCGACATATATTAGATGGAAGTCTTTACATATATAGAACGTTAGCTGAAGCTTTAACTTATAGGGTAGCGGATATTTTACAGTATTCTGACTTTAAAGATGACTTTATTAATAAAATAGGTAAATATAATGTTAGTATACTTGGAGAAATTTCTGATTTATATATATATGACTTTGGAATCTTTATTGAGTTGTCTCCTGATGAAGAGCAAAAAGCAATGCTTGAGCAAAATATTCAAATGGCATTATCTAAGGGTGATATTAATTTGGAAGACGCTATTGACATACGTGAAATAAAAAATTTAAAATTAGCTAATCAACTTTTAAAAGTTAAAAGAAAAGCTAAACAAGAGCAAGATCAAAAACAAGAGATGCAGAAGCAGGCTATGATAGCTCAACAACAATTAAAATCTCAAGAACTTGCAGCTCAGGTTGCTATGCAAAAAATAGAAGCTGAAACACAATCTAAGATTAGATATAGACAAGCTGATATTGCATTTGAAATTGAAAAACAAAAACAAGAAGCTGCACTTAAATTACAATTGATGCAGCAAGAGTTTCAATATAATATGCAAGTTAAAGGATTAGATGCTGTAGCTTTATCAGAAAGAGAGAAATCAAGAGAGAAAGCTAAAAGTGAGAGAATAAGTCAGCAGAATACAGAACAATCAAAACTTATAACGCAGAGGAAAAATAATTTACCTCCTCAAAACTTTGAGTCTAATGAAGATACGTTAGATGGTTTTGATTTAGCAGAGTTTGAGCCAAGATAATGCGTTTAAATTTTGCTTAAATTTGCAAATAAATTAAATTAAATTAAATGGATATAAAAGTTAGAGAAGTAACTGATGTTGAATCAAAATCAACACAGGAAGTAGAACAAGAATTGCTTGAAAAACACGAGCAGGAACAACAACAGAAAGAAGAAATTGTTGTTGAAGAATATAATACTGAAGAACCTGTTGCTGAAGCTGAAGCTTCTAAGGAAGTAGAAGTTGAGCAAACAGAGGCAAGTGAGCTTGAAGAAGTAAAAGAAGAAGAAGCTCCGCCAGTACAATCCTCAGAATTAAATGAGGATGAAGTTCTTTCATATATTGGAAAAAGATACGGTAAGGAAATTAATTCAATTGATGAGTTAGTTAATGCAAGAAAAGAGGCAGAAGATTTGCCTTCTGATGTTGCAGCTTACCTAAAGTATAAAAAGGAAACAGGTCGTGGTATAGACGATTATGCAAAATTGCAAAAAGATTATTCCGACATGGATTCCGATTCTTTGCTTAGAGAATATTATTCAATAACAGAAGAAGGTTTAGACTCTGATGATATTGATATGTTAATGGAAGAGTTTGTTTATGATGAAGAAATAAACGAGCCGTCTGAAATTAAAAAAATAAAACTAGCAAAGAAGAAAGAGATTGCTAAAGCAAAAAAGTTTCTAAGAGAACAGCAGGAATTATACAAACAGCCTCTTGAGTCAAGGGAAAGTTCTGCCAATGCTAACAACGAGGAACTAGTTGAATATAGGCAATATTTAGAGTCAGTTAAAGCTCAACAAGAAGACGCTAATCAAAAAAGAGAATGGTTTGTCAAAAAAAGTGACGAAGTATTCAGCTCCGAATTTAAAGGTTTTAAGTTCAAAATAGGAGAGAATGATGTAGTGTATTCTCCAGGTAGTGCTTCTGAACTTAAGAAAGCTCAAGAAACTCCACTTAACTTTGTAAATAAGTATTTGGATTCTAATGGTTTTATTAAAGATGCAGAAGGATACCACAAAGCTTTAGCTATAGCTATGAATCCTGATAAGTTTGCTCAGTTCTTTTACGAGCAGGGTAAATCACAGGCTACTGATGATGTAATTCGTAAAACTAAAAACGTTGATATGACGGAACGAAGTGCTCCTCAAGTATCTGCTAAATCTGGATTCCAAGTTAAATCAGTTTCTCAGCCATCAAGCCGAGGACTGAAAATTAGAAGTATAAAAAAAAGTTAATAACATAAAAATTTAAAACAATGGCAGGACAAGTTTTAGCGTCACCTACATATGCGTTGACGCCGAGTTCAGAAAGAACTCCAACAGCCCAAAACTATATCGTTAACTTCGACTTTTTAAATCAGTATCTACCTGATACTTATGAAAAAGAGTTTGAAAGATACGGTAATAGAACTATCTCATCTTTCTTAAGAATGGTGGGAGCAGAAATGCCTACTAACTCTGACCTTATTAAATGGGCAGAGCAAGGTAGATTACACACGAAATATACATCAGTTGGTACTGGAGCAGTAGTAAACGCTGATACAGCTGTATTTCAGGTAAACGATGCAATAGACCCAGCAACTGCTGAGCAAGTAATTAGAATTGGTCAAACAATTGTAGTTGTTCAGAATGACGGTTCTGGTGTTAACAAAGCAGTTGTTACAGCAGTTGATAACGCAGCTGGTGGAAAAGGTCAATTTACTGCAGCTTTCTATGAAGCTGGTGGTTTAGTGACTGCAGGTACAGGCGTTGGAAACGCTGATGTAACAGTATTTATTTATGGTTCGGAATTCAAAAAAGGAACTGCTGGTATGGTAGGTTCTCTTGAAGCTAATGACTTCATTTTTGATAACAAACCAATTATCTTAAAAGATACATATACTGTAAATGGTTCAGATATGGCACAAATCGGATGGGTAGAAGTAACTACTGAAGATGGTGCTACTGGATACCTTTGGTATTTAAAATCTGAGCATGAAACAAGATTAAGATTTGATGACTATTTAGAAACAGCTATGATTGAAGCTGTACCAGCTGAGCAAAACTCAGGAGCTGCTGCTGCATTAGGTAGCGCAGGTGGTGCTGCAAATCCAGGCGCTGGTTCTGATGGTATATTCTACGCAGTAACTCAAAGAGGAAATATCTGGGATGGTGGTAACCCTACTACACTTGCAGATTTTGACTCTATTATTAGTAGATTAGACAAGCAAGGTGCAATTGAAGAAAACGTACTGTTTATTGACAGACAATTCTCATTTGATATTGACGATATGTTAGCTGCTCAAAACTCTTACGGAGCTGGTGGTACTTCATACGGTCTATTTGACAATGACGAAGAAATGGCATTAAACTTAGGATTCTCTGGATTCAGAAGAGGATACGATTTCTACAAAACTGATTGGAAATACTTAAACGACCCTACAATGAGAGGTGGTTTACCATCAGGAGCAAACTCTGGTAAAATCAATGGACTATTAGTTCCAGCTGGTTCTACTACAGTGTATGACCAAATTCTTGGTAAAAACGCAAAAAGACCTTTCTTACATGTAAGATATAGAGCTTCAGAAACTGAAGACAGAAGATATAAAACTTGGATCACTGGTTCTGCTGGTGGTGCAGCAACTTCTGATATCGATAACATGCA